CGTTAATATTGATGATTTTGATAGAGAAATTAAGCACTTAAACCAAGCCTTCAAAACTGGTTCCAGAATAAGCGGAATCACGGTTAATTCTCCATTCACAGGTAAAAAGGGAGAAGGTGAATCGGTCATAGGTAAATTTGAAAGTTTTAAAATCGATAAGCCTAACCAGACAATCCGAGCGTTCATTAGAGATCCAAAATCAATGAAGCTAGTTGAAGTTTACCCTGAAACACTGACTCGTCTTACGGAGTCTACTTCCCATGTAGCGAAAACCTTCCTGGATTTCGTGATATAATCTTAAAAGAACAAATACTTATGGCAATAGAACAAGAGAAGGATCTTGGCGGAGAAGAAGAAATATCTTCATTTCTCGAGCAAGAGGACTCAAAGTACGGCAAAAATTCAAACGATACAGCTAAGTCGGTTGAAGCTGAGAAACTGCTACCTAAAACTAATTTAGGAACTGCCCGATCAGTTCAAATCGCAGAAGAGTCTTCGATTTCTGGTGCAAACGATGGATACTGGAAGAACGTGCCTCTTGAGAATTTACCATCAGGCGGATTATTTTACGCAGAAGGTTCAGAATTAACGATTAGAGCAGCAACCGTTTCCGAAATAAGACACTGGTCAACCATTGACGAGGATGATGTTCTTGACATAGACGATAAGTTGAATTTCATAATTGAAAAGTGTACTCGATTTAAAGTCAAAGGCGGTCAGTCCTGGTTAACTTGGAGAGATATTTTAGAGATCGATAGGTTATACGTAATCTTTTTGATTCATGAAATAAGCTTTCCAGACGGTCAGAACGAACTTTTCGTTAAGTTACAGTGTACTGAAACTTGTTCAGAAGAAGGTAAGTTCAACGACGAGGTCAAGGTTAAGAGCGGAATGCTTCAATTTTTCGAATTTCCATCTGAACTTGAGCCATGGTATTCGGCTGAGTATCGCTGCTTTGAAGTAGTTTCGCAAAAGTTAAATGAAACGTTCTATTTGTACATGCCGACAATCGGCGTAATCGAAAGACTACGTAAACGCATAGCTGAGGCAAAGACTCTAAATCGATCAATCGATAAGTCTTTTATAAAGATTGCACCGTACATCATTCAAGATTGGACCAAGTTTGGTCAGCAAGAATATGCAGCACTACAATCCGAAACTTTAGGTTGGCATATTAATAAGTTCACATTCATTACCAAATTCGTTGATCAGGTACAAGCCTCACGAGATAATTCAGTGACGGCTCAATGCCCTAAGTGTGGAGCAAAATTGACGTCATCAATTTTTTCGTCAAACAGCTTCACTGTCAAAGATCTTTTCCTTATTTCAGGTAGACTTGACCAACTTATTTGAGACCAATCGTCTCCTGGCAGTGAAGCTGCACCAATCGATAACCGAACTTTACGGATTACCTTTCTACGAGTACCTAAGCTATGTCAAATTCTTAATAGATGAGTCTGGCACAAACACTCAAGAAGTATTCGAAATTCAAACTGGACTTGATGCATAATTTGCTCAGGTCCTTTGTTTTTTAATAAATAACCAAAAGAACTTAACCAAGTGAAATATAATCAGAACTACTTAACGTCAGCGACTCTGTTTACCGAGGCTGGAATAACTAGGCTAGATATTAGAGTTACTGATATCGCTAACGGAGAAATAGTCGCATCTGCTGGCGCGAATGAAGGTAGTTTAAAAACAATACACCAAACTGCAATCGATGAAATAAGGGATAAGCTTGATGAATTAAAGATAGTCGGTGTAATTCTACCAAGCGTTAAACAGTTGAAGGAAGGCGAAATCAGGTTATTTCCTTCAAAGCCTCAGGCCGGCAGTATCATATCATCCGATCTTAGTTTATTAACCCCGGCGTCTATTTTAGAAAATGAGATTAACAAACTATCAACCCCCAAGAATATTCCAACCGAAGAAACTGTTTTATCTAGCGAAACGGCTAAATCAACAGTTAGCGAATCTTCAACTAGCTTAAAATCTTTACCGATTGAAAATTCAGTCGAGGTCCCTAAAACGACTGAGGCCAAATCTGCTGAGTCTGAAGTTAGATCTACACCAATTCCGACAGTTAAGCCTGAGCCGGTCGAATCTGTTAAGATTGTGACTGTACCGGTTGAAGTTGAAAGGGCTGCTCCATTGGCAGCAACCGTTGCAACTTCCGGTAACGTTACACAAGCAGCAGTTTCGCCAATCACGACAACTAACATTACCTCGAATACAGTTAATAAAACCGGCGAATCGATTGCTACTGCTACCGAAAAGGAGATCACTAAGGCCTTATTGGAAAGTACTAACTCTGTTAGTAAGACAACTGACGTCTCACAAAAGTCAACCAATTCAATCATAAAGGATGGATCAACTCTTTTAAAAGAACTTAGCTCAACCAAAGAAACTTCTCAAAAGTCAACCATTGAAAAAGTGACTTCTCCAGAAGATTTAATTCTTTCAAGTTTTGGATCAGTTGACTTTATGCAAGGTCTTATTAAAGAGGGCGTAAAATTTTCTGGTTCTGATAATATATTAAAGGCAGCAAACGAAAAAAAGGAGTCTCTGGCTAGTGGAGTTGAATCAGGTAATAGCAAAATCTCTTCCGAGGTAGCTAGTTTAAAAACATCAAAACTAGCTGATTCCAATTCGGTAAAACAATTGCTAACTCCTGATAAAACTTTAGAAAGGAGCGTTCGTAAATTAACTAAGGATCTTCCTGAATCAATAAACAATCTAAATTCGTCATTTAGCAACTTCTCTCCGCAAAGTTCAAGTACGGCAACCGTTACAAATGAAGGAGCTAAAATTGATCAGAGTAGCACAGTTAATTCAATGCAACCAAATAACCGGCAAGTCAGTCAACCGGAGACAGCTTCACCGCAAGCTAATTCTCAAACCGGCATGAATCAGAGTGATTTTTACATGCAGGCAATATACGCAGCATTGATGTCGGGTAAAATCAGAGTTAAACTAGAACAATTATAATATGGAACACATAAATCAAATTCGAGAAATCGTAAACGAGTACAGCAAGATAACTGCTGGAATTAATGAGCTTGAAAGAATGACTCAATTGCTAAACTTTAGAAAAAATGAGTTAGAGACAGCATTGAACAACAACAAGAACCGTGAGAAAGCCCTAATAGATAAAATAGTAGAGGAGACTGGTCAGGCTCCAGACTTTTATAAAATTATGTCAGACTTAAATGTTTAAACCATTATTGAAATTAGATCTAAAATCGATACTACTTGTCGTATTAGTGCTAATAATTGTATTAATGAGATCGTGCGAAGGTGGAGACTCTAAACCTGTAACTACCGTTAAGATCGATGGAAAAAAATACGAAGTCGTAAAGCACGATATCGATACATTTATCCAAAAGAAAGAAACTGTTGTTTACAAAAAAGGTACCGATATTTACCATGACACGACAATCTACGTACCAACTCCAATTAGCTTTGATACAGTACAGGTGGTAAACGACTATTATGCTAAACGAGTTTACACAGATACTTTAAAATTAGCAGATTCGCTAGGTTACATTGTAGTTAATGACACAATTTCACAAAATAGCTTACTAGGTAGATTATGGAATGCCCAAGTAAATAAGACAACTATAAAAGAAACGCTAATCGTTAAAGAGCTTCCAAAGAATCAAGTTTATATTGGTTTAGTCGGATGTTTCGATAAGGCAACCGTTGTTAACTTTGCAGGTCCATCGATAATGTTAAAAACGAAAACTGACAAAGTGTACAGTATCGGAGTCGGATACTCTGCCTCTAAAGTAGTGTCAATTCAAGGTGGATTGTACTGGAAAATTAAATTAAAGAAATAATGATTTCTAGATTTGTAACACTAACTGATTACTGCGTATTGGAGTACATGATGACTCCATTAGGAGACCCTGCGCCAAACATTATCAATTCACAATACTACCTTGTTGATAACAAGCACGTTGACGGTTATCAGGTGTATAACACTGATTCGTATGATAGCATTACTAAAAATACTAGAGGACTAAGCGTTGTTGCGCTAGGCGGTTCACGATTAGTTAAAGTTGATCTTACTGATATACCGATCTACACACAGTACGATCCAAATATTACTGAGACTCAGATTGCTGCAAGCCTAAGCAGTTTCACAATAATGGATACGATGAGGTTTCACTTTGCCTCAGGTTTTAATTTCACAGAAGTTGAAAATATTATTTTAGGAGCTCGTCAAAAGCTGAATGATCTAAAGCAATTACAGTTAGCGAATGTATTAGTGGATGCACAAACAGCTCAAACTCTTTTAACTTTCAATCCAAAACCGCTGTACTTAGCGAATACAATCTATGATAAGTATATTGATATTAAGGTCCCTACTTTATCGTACTTAGCAGAAGATTTTAATCAATTTGAGTCAGCGTCATTTGAATATGCATTAACTGATGGAATCGGGTTCATTAAGGATGCTCCAATAACAGTTTCATTAATTGAAGCGACCTATGAAGATTATTATCCAGAAAATGGAGAGAAATATGAACTGTATCGAGTTGCCAACTATTTTGAAGGATCAGTTCCTCAAATCAATGAGTTCGATAGTTTAGGCGCGATAATCCAAGAGGCAACTGACGGAGACTACATTGAGTTCTTTGCTACCTGGAATGGAACATTCGCCGAGGACCTAATTTCAACGCTAAATGCAAAAGGTCCAGATAACGATTGGATTTTCATTCACCAACTCCAAGTTTACGAACAGGTTGGAACAGCGATCGTACCTTCCGGCAATTTCACAGTTTATCAAGAAGATAATTTTGACACTGCTCTAAGTTACAGACCAATCCTAAAGGAGGCTGGTTTTGCGGTGTCAATGTCAATCGACTACACTCTTCGACTTGTGAATAAAAAGACAGGAGATCAGATCATTAGAGCTGGGTCAATGTCCCTATTCAACCCAAATAAGTACGGCAAGTATTTAACTAAACTTGAGCTTGCGGACAAACCTCAATCGATGAAAGTTTACAATAAAATCATTCAAAAGAATCTTGAGATTTCTAACCTGTTTACTGGAGGTAAAACGCCAAAATCTTCAACTTCTCAAATGGTAGCTCCGCCTACTGTGATCGAAAAAGAGGTCAAGGTCGGAGTCCCAGTATTTTATAAGCAGGCTAACATTCAAATAAGTCAAAAGAATGCTCTACTTAAATACGGAGACGGGTCAATGGAGGTTATTTTTGGACAGGGCGAATTAATTATTCCAATCGATCCTACTGATAACTTTTTTAAGATCAACGTATACGAAAAGAATCCAGCTAATCCAAAGGTCCATACTCCTGCTAACTTAAATAACAATTCAACATTTGCATTAACGTTCGGATCTGATTCAAAATTTGTTTATAATGGACTTACTGATCCAGCTTACGTGGATCCAAGTAAAGGCCAATTGGCTTTTAGAATACCTAAGGATCAGGCAAAGAAAATTCTTGAGTCAACCAATACTACTCTATTCATTTCTCTAATTGGCGAGGACGGCACCGAAACTTTACTGTATACTGGTCGATGGTTACCGTCTTCACAGTATGCTACGGTATTAAGAGCAAATGAGGCTGCTCAAAATACACTGCTAAATGATCCTCAAGCGGTTATTTCTGAGCTAAGAGAGAAGATTACTTCACTTGAGGCATCTAATGCTGCGCTAATTAGGCGCCTAGGAACCACTAGACCTATATCAGGTAACTTATCGACTAAAACTGAAAATATTAAAAACATAAACCCAATAGCTGGACAGTTAAATCCTTATACTGATTTAGTACAGGCGAATCCTAATACAGAGACGACAAATACAACAACAATCATCCAAGATGAACCGGTTCCTACGACTACTCGCAGATCGCAAAGGTCAAAGAGGTGAATACCATGGAGGTAACCGACCGCGTAGATAACAATAATTCATTTAGACCAGTTTGAATGAATAAATAACTCTAGCATATACAGATAAATAAAATCAGCGATATAAGCTGATAAATAATAAAAAAGACAAGCGTTTCAATGAACGGTCTCATACAAGAACTAACAACTGAGCTCAAATCTAATTCGAGCATAAATTCTAGCATCGCCGCGAAGGTTGTGCTTGAATCAATCAACAATTCACTTATGTTGGGTGTTGCGCCTAACCAAATCTTAGAAAATTCTCTAGAAACTTTGGAGCAATTTGCTACAGAAATGGTAAACGAAAACCTTAAGGAAGTCGTTGCTAAATTTAAGAAACTGGCTGAAAAGCCTACAGCAAGTCTGCAGAACATGGCTAAGGAAGCTGGTCTAAAGATCAAACTTCAAGCTATCAAAGAATCTGAAACTTATGGAGATCCAGTTTTCAAGCATACTGTTGCTAGATTGGAAGAGGCTGTTAATTCTATGCCAGAATACAGAGCTTTAGGTTTTGTGTACGAAGGTCTTTCTAAATTCGCTTATGATAAAACGGTTGCTGGAATTTTAGAAGAAATTTCAACATACGTTAACAACAATCGCGTAAAGTTAGAAGTATTAAACTCTGTTTTTGAAATGAGATTGGCTGGTCCAGTTCTTTACAAAGATGCATGCGCTCTTCTTGAGCAAGCAGTATTAGAAGGAATTGAAACTTCGGACGGTATTAAAATGAAATTGCGTTCTTTTTCTAATTTGCCAGTGGTTAGTAGACTTATTAACACAGTAAGCATGTTAGAGGCAAAAACTGATGGAACCTTTAATTTAGGAATCGGTAACGGAGACGCTCAAGTAAAGCCAATCGTAGCTCCTTTTTATAAAGTTACAGAGAGCGATGCATTAATTTTCATCGATAATAAATTCATCAAAGTTTCAGAAAATGATGATCCTACTCAAGTAACCGCAGAAGATGCTCAAGAATTTCCTGATTTCTTTGAAATCTGTGAAGCTTTTAGATTCTTGAACTTCAAAGAATCTGGTTCAGATACAGTTGCCAAAGGTAGAAACCTATCAGTAGCATTCGGAATCAACGAGAACGGTACCTTAAACCTTAAGTTAAATGGTGCAGTTGTTGAAAATCTAGATTCAGTTAGACTAACTGAACTTTTCGTAATGGAATCGCTTGAAACACGTAGTGCTCTTACTAAGATCTTTGATAACTTAGATCTTATTGTCAATATTGAATTTGGTAAAACTATCGTTAACGAAAGACTTGGAAGAAATTCAATTGTTTTAAATCTTGGAGAAAACATTTTCGTTTTTGAAAAATTAGGAGACACTCGTATTCTTAAGAAGATGAAGGACCTAACTTTCCACAATTACGTAATGGAAAACTTCAAGTACGACGTTAGTGAACTTTATTCGATTCAATTAGAAGAAAGAGACATTAAAATCAAGGAACTTAATTCAGAGAAATCGGTAATTGAAGCTAACTTAGAGAAATTAGAAAAAACTATTTCTCAAATTAACGAAGCTTTAGCAGATTCATCAATCTCTGCTGATAATAAAGAAAAATTAAACGAACTTAGAATGTCAATTGAAAAGAACGTTAATTCTCTAAAGAATCAATACATCTTAGTCGATCAGTCCAAAAAAAAAGCTTAAGTGAGTCTGAGGACATTACTCTAGTGTCCCCAACCTCTGCGAAGTACGCAACTGGCCAACGTGTCATGTTGAAGTCAGGTCAATCTGCAACAATCGTTGGAATTGACCCAGTTGGTAAAACTTACAAGGTAATGGGATCTGATAATAAGTACCAATCCGTTAAGCCTGAAGAGATTGAAAAGATTGACTCGTCTAAATATAAAGACTATCAGCAATCTGGTCCAAATCCTGAAAATCCAGACGAACTTTCAATTAAAGAAAAAGACGTTACTCTAGACCAAAGCTCATAATCTTTAGTATAATATTCTCTAAAGATAATGTAAAATGGCTGACGTACTATGCTCAATCGAAGAGGCTCGAATTAATGGAACTCTTCAAGTCTTCGAAAAGAAGACCAAATACCACGACTATCAATTTCTAGTTAGATCTGAGGAAGAGATAAAATTCAATGTGTCTCAAAATATCTCTACTAAACCGACAGGCGGAGAATATTTTAAACCACTATTCATACCACATTATGCTCAAAACCCAGGAGGTCCATTGACTCTTGAGGATTTAGACGAAGAAGATGTTTGGTTGGATGCAGGCGGTCATATTGGAATATTTGCAACTCGTTTGCTAACCCAATTTCCAAGAATTCAAAAAGTTTATTCTTACGAACCTTTTCATAATAACGTTGAGTTTGCTCAGCAAAATATTGAAATGAATCACGTACAAGACCGTTGCGAGATAATCGAGAAAGCGATAGTAGCCGACGATTCTAAGTCCGTTGAATTCTTCTTATCTCAGGATTCAGGTAAGCACAGCGTTCATCCAATCCGAGGACGCCAGGTCACAACTGTTCCTGCTGAGAATATTAATACAATCATTAAGGAAAAGGGAATTACCTGTATTAAGATGGACATTGAGGGTCTTGAATACGATATGATTAAAGCAATCAATAAGGAAAGCTTTGATCAGTTGAAGCTATTCATCGTTGAATACCATTTCCATTATAGTTGGTTACTTGAAAACCGTGCAGCTAAGTTCAATGAGATTATGGAAATTTTTGGAAATAATTTTGACAGAATTTTCGTTAATCCAAGAACCGCAAACGGTAAGCACTTCATTACTCACTTTGCTGGATTTAAAAAGGCATAATGAGTCCATACAAGTTATTGCAGGAGATTTACCATAACGACCCTTGGAAGTCGCAAGTGTGTTGTATTCTGCTTAACTGTACTCGAAGAGTTCAGGTCGATAGAGTTCGTGATGAACTCTATCGTCGTTATCCGGATGCGGTTGAAATGTCAATTGCTGAGCCTGGAGAACTTTCACAACTTCTTAAACCCTTAGGCCTTTATAACAGAAGAGCCAAAACTTTAATTAGATTCAGCATTGACTGGATTGATAAGGATTGGAAACATCCCAAGGAACTGTACGGTATCGGTCAATATGCTGCAGATTCTTGGGATATTTTCTATGAAAATCGGTTAGATATTGAACCAAATGATGGAGTTCTAGTAAAATACTTACAATGGAAAAGAAATCAAGTAAATCACTCTATGCCTATTTTGGCGAATTAGGACTATTCGATACGAATATACCAGGTCATACCTTCTATCAAATTGGATTAATGGACGCCCTGTCTGAAAAATTCAAAGTTGATCAATTTGATTTCTTAAACTACGTTAGCGATAAGTACACAAGCGGCTCAATCGATCCAGTTTTTCCAAAGGATAATCTTGGAGAGCTCATGACCGAATACACAAGAAAATTAGTTAATAACTATCAGATTGCCTGGCCTGAAGTTATGGAAAAGATAACAAATCGTGAATACGACAAAATATTCTTAAAAGCCAGATTCAGGAATTTGTCAACTTTGGAAAAAAAATTGAAAGATGCTAAGATTTTTGAAGACACTATCACAACTGCGTTAGAAGTAGGATACGATCCGGCCGATATCGTCATCATCGATACGGATCTTTCCCTAAGTGAATCGTTCTTATCTACGATCGAGTCTCTTGGCCTTAGTCGAGAAATTCCATCAATTACCATGCCTGGAATGAGTAAAGCATTTATTCAGGACTGCTTAAGAATTCATGAAAATTCAACAGAGTCACCGTATATAAATTTGATGTATTATGGAAACCTGTCATTTGATAATTACAAAGAAGGCCATTCCAAGAATCCAATCATAAATGATATTATCCAGTCAGTAGACCAGACCCAAATGTTTGATGGTACGACGTTCACAATGACAGTTGCCGCAAAGAAGGACTTAAGCCTTGATCACTGGATTGGTGCAATGAATAGAGTTTCCCTGACGGCCAGAGAGGATAGAGCACGTATTTGGCAGAATTTCTCACATTCAATAGTGTCGGTAAACGTAAGCAAGGATCTCTATATCAAAGAGAAATTTATCCCGGCTAGAGTTTACGAATCCATCATATTCGGTGTGATTCCAGTTTCATATAAATGGGGCCAGCATCCAGCAATGACGTTTGAAACAGTTGAAGATTTTTGGGAAATCTGCAAGTTTCTAGCCGAGTGTTCCAGACAGGACTATCTAAAGATTCTTAGACTTTGCGCTGACCGACTTTAACCCAGGTTAGAGAATAAATAATAAGAAATTACGCAATCAATAAATGCAATATGTAGTTTCAGCAGAAGAGTACTTTGACTCACTAAATGAAAGCCGCCAGAATCTAGACAAGCTCATCAAGTATTTTGAAAATATACCAGAGGCCTTCTTTGAGGCAATCGACCGAACTAACTGGTCAAAAATGGACGATTTCTTTAATCTTCCAGTGAATGAGGCCTCTTCGCAAGCAAAACTTAATCATCAACTTTTTTTACTAGATCACATTGAAGATATTAACAACATCATTCAAAAAGAGGACTTTTTAGTTAGAGCAGGTTACGATACCGTTGCTCTACGCGAAAGCGGCGAGTATTTAGCTACAGTTCAGTCTCTCGATGAGGGTTTACTTGGAACGGTTTGGAGTTTCATTAAAGGCATGGTCGCCGATCCGGACCCAGTTGAGATGACCTTAAATATCATTCGTCTTGTCCTAGACGTTATTGGTATTGTTCCATTCACTTGGGCAGGTTTTCCAATCGATATTGTTGCAAACTTAATGTCTGCAGTAATTTCCATCTACAAGAACGATTTTTTCTCAGCGATTCTTAGCATTCTGTCAGCAATTGATGTAAGTAAAGTGAATGCTGTTGCTACTAAGTTTCTTAAGCCTGCAGCGCCAATCATAAATAAAATAGCAAAAATAGCATTCAGATCAGGATCAGAAGCCGTTGCCCTTGAAAAAGTCGTAATTAACGCAAGAGAAGAATTAATAAAAATAGGCGGAAAAAGCCTATTGGACAATATTATAGGCTTATTTAAGAATATTGCAAGCTTCATAGTCGGAGCAGGATTAAGCATTGTCAAATTAATCGCAGGATTCGTTGAGTTTGCAATCAACCTTGTAACCGGTGGAGCCGCTAAAAAATACACAGCAAAGATTCCACTATTCGTTGATAAACTTGCAGCCAACATGAGCTTATGGGGTAAAAATTTCGATAGCGCTTCTAAGATTTTAGTTGGAGCTGAGGGAGATTCTATTGCTCGAGCAAGTAAGGACCTTCAAAAAAATGCACTTGTAGCCACAAAGGGAGAAAGAAGCGCACTTATAGCTCAAACTAAAGCCGATGCAATTGCCGCCGGTAAAACTGGAAAAGCCGGTGATTTAGAGGTTGCCGCAAAGGTCAATGATTTTGATAAAGCAATAGTTGACCGATACTTGGATGCAACCGGCTATCTTGGAAATCTTAGAGGAACTGTTAAAGAGACAAAAGTCTTCACGGACAAAATTTCAAAACTTACGAAAGCTGAACAAGATATTTGGATTGCTGCAAAAATGGAGAATGAAATAATTGGACAAGCTAAATTAAGTGCTGATGCAATACTAAAAGATAAAGATCTAGCAAAGAGACTGGCTGATTTGGGTTGGAGACCCGGTAGTGCTGATCTAATGGCAATGGCAAAAAAAGGAGATACTGCCGGCGTTAAGAAGTTCTTTGAGGCTTTCTTAACCGATCCGCAATTATCTAAAAATTTAAGTAAGGCTGAAATCAGAGCATTCACACCATTTGTAGCCAGGCCGAAAGCATTCGTTGAAGGAGTCAAACACATGGATGATGTACTTAAAGTCGCAAAAACCATGGAAGGACTTAGCCGTACCGTGGCAAAACGAGCGATTCCATTAGAAAGAGTCTTAAGTTTCTTATCCAGACTCGTATGGCAGCAATTTGGAAATCTTGAGTGTTTAGTAGAAGTTGGAGCAAATAAGATGAGCGCAGCAATTGCGTCTCAAACGACTAAACTTGCATCAAAAGGCCTAGAGCTAGCTCTAAAACCTGCAGTAAATGAGGCAGACGAACCTGCTCAAGATTCAGCTCAATTAGATGAGCTAGTCGCACAAGAGGTCGAAAAGAACAAAAAATTAAAAGAGCAGCTAAAGGCTAAAAAGGGTAAAGCTGATTGTGGAATGCTTGCGGCCGCGAACTCAGCGATAGTTGCTGCTCACGTTGCTGATTATCCTGGGTCAACTGCTAATTTAGGAGGAACTTCTAACATGGGAGACGACAAAAAAGCCAGAGAGAATTTTGAAAAAACGAGCACCGAATACACTCAACAAATTCTTAAATCAATGAAGCTTGACACAAGCATTGATGCACAACACGCAATCGATGGACTTGATCCAGTTACTCAACTTTCACTATCTGATGTTTGGGATTCTGAACATGGAGTAGTTAGCGTAAATACATCAGAGGTTTCTAACATGAAGGAGATTGCGGATGGATTCGTTAAGCGAGGCCAATGGACTCAAGAAGAAGCTGATCGAGCTATTAAAAAGGCAACAGAGATGCTAGATTCCGGAGATATGCCAGAAATTCCACTGCCCAAGTCAATTGAAAAAACGGATGAGGGCCTTTTTAAAACAAAAGGATTCGGATTCTCCTCTATAAATAACTAAAATTACGATAACCGAATGACATTCGTTAAAACATTTGAAGATTTTAAAAATCAGGTCTCACAAGTTTCAGAAAAAGCCATTTCAGGTGGCTCTGTAACTAAGGAAGCTGAAAACAAAGCTGCTGGCGAACTTGCTAAATTCACAGTAGTTCTTAAAGCGACTAGCGATAATGATACGATAAGTGATGCAAATCCAGCACAGAGCGCCCTAGACCATCTTGTAAACAGTCAAGACTTCCAGAACTGGTATTCCGGTGAAACTACCAGCAATGATGCGGCTGCCCAAACTTTTACAAGTTCAAATTCAACTTCCATTGCATTCATTGACACTGGCAAGCACAGACAAGCTGGTTTCTTGAAAAGAGAAAAAGCAACTGAAACCTTTATTTTCAAGAGAATCGGTTCGCCTAACACAACTGATCGAAATAAGTCTGAACTTAATTATGACGTTAAGAAATTTCCAGCACAGGCAAAATCGAAAGTTGCTTCAGGCGGCACCGTTTATGCATGGAACCTTGAGCAGGAAAAGACAATGACTCTTAATCCAGCTCAACCAATGACAGTTCCATTGGACAGCTTAACCGTTGACCTTGCAATGAAAACTAATATTACTGCTACACCGGCTAGCCAATCAAGCCCACAAACTCCACCGGCTACACAAATTCCGGCTGGATCTGGAGGAGCGCCCACTACTACTCAAGCCTCTACTAATACTAATCAGGCCTCTTCTTATGTTGGACTTAAGCGTACTCAAACCTTTGATAAAAGAATTCAGGATCTACAAAAGACAATTATTGCTAAGGGTGGTCCTGCTGCTGATGCGATCGTTGCAAAAGGCGGAGCTATTGGAAAATACGGATCAGGTACAGCTTCGGCAATTGGTATTATAATTGGAACAAATAAGGCTGAAGATGAAATCACAGCAGACATTGATGCTAAATTAAAAACTGCTCTTGCTGGAGTAACCCCTGATCAAATTGCAAAGGTTCAAGCGCCTGCTGCAAAAACTGGAGTAACTTCACCGGCTGCTGCTAAGCCTGCAGCTACTTCTGCTAAACCGGCCGCTGCTGCTAAGCCTAAGGCTGTCGCTAAAGCTGACCCAGGATTCTAATAAAAATTAATAAAGTATACAATGATTAACTTAAACAATTACGCAATATTAGCTGAACAGAAAAAATACGGATACTCTACCCCAATCACTGAGAGCATTGATGTAGTAAATGAAGCTGCACCGGACATGCAAACCGAAGACGGTGTCAAAAAGGTATTGGGTGGAAAAACTGACCCAAATTATGCAGCACAATGGAATCAACTAGTCGATGATGTGGCTACTCATAAAGCTGCCGGTACGTACACTGTGACAATCAATCACGATGACAATAGGCCAATGGTAACTTTGCAATATCAGATTGGTACTGATCTTAAGCCAGTAAAAGGTAGTGTTAAACTTGCAGCTACGACTGCTCAAGCGGCTCAAGGAGCCCCAGCTCAAATGTCTGAAGCAGACGGTTTCGCAAAGGTAAAAGCTGCATCTGACGTAATTCAAAATTTATTTGTTGATAATTCACCGTTTTTTGCACCATTTAAAGGTACGTGGAATGATGAAGATTCAAAAGCAGCAGCAGAATTTGACAAATGGTATAATTCTAAATGGAAGGTTGTAATTGATTCGTTAAAGGGTCATACTAATGAGGATATTAAAACAAGCGCAACTAACGTTTCAAAAGCAGTAACTTCAATACTTTCAAAAATGAGAGGTGGAGCCGATGCGGATGATACGGTTGTTTGGAATATAGTTGCCGCAAATGGCGCTTACTCAACGTATAAAGTGGATACAGATTTTTAATAGTATATGTTAATCGTAAATACAAAGGACAATGGATCATTAGACAGAGCCCTAAAGGTACTAAAAAGAAAATTTGAACAGACTGGAACAGTTATAGAACTTCGCTCACGTAAGGAGTTCACAAAACCTAGCGTCAAACGCAGAGAAGAGATGATTGATGCAAAGTATCGCCAAACCTTTATCAAGAATGATTAAAACATTTTCAGATTTTTTGAACGAGAAAAAAAAGAATTGGAGTGGAGCTGGCGTTGCTATTGTTTACGATGCCAAAATTCTATTGGTCCATCCAGCAAATGGCAGTTGGGTCAAACCGGTTATGGGAATTCCCAAGGGTGGAGTTGAGGAGGGCGAAGACCTTCTTGATGCAGCGCTTAGAGAACTTCGTGAGGAGACCGGCATTAAACTTTCACCCGATAAATTAGAGCAACAAGTCGAGTCAATCGACATTTTTAATAAAGACGGCAAGTACCAACATTCTCTACACTATTTCGTTTGTAGAATATCTGATCTTTCCGAAATTGGGCTAGACTCGCTAGCCGTTCCAAAATCCCAACTTCAAAAAGAAGAGGTTGATTGGGCAGGTTTTGTTAATATCAAGGAAGCTTATGGAAAAGTTTCAAGAGCTCAATTAATAATATTAGACCGCCTTTCCTAAAACTTATTTGTCCAAGCGAGTAGAATTATCTATTAAAATCAAAATTTTATTCAAATGGAAAACACTCAAGAATTATTAACCGACACATTGGTTGCCGAAGAAACAACAGTTGATGTTGTAGCAAATGAGGTTGAAGAAACTCAACCTGAAACTGAATTTATCTTGGACGAAGAGCTAATGAAAGCCGCTGGATCTCCTAACCAAGAAGGCGAGCAGTCTGCCTTAGACATGTTAATCGCGCGCAGAACTGGATTCTATCCAATCAAGTTGGATGTTGCTGACCTAAAATGGATCAAAAATTCATGTAAATCAGGCAAGTTCACATTCACTGGACCAAACGAAGCATTCATGATAATGAACTGTTTCATGGGAGTATCTGCAGCAATCGCTAGACTTGAACAGGAAAAGGCTGAAAAAATGGAATCTACTGGATCAGTAGAGATGCAGGCAGCAGCAGTTGAAGCCGCAGCGATTCTACTTAACAAGTACGAAGGTGTTGGCCTTGAATCAGCTCAACGTGTTTTTAGAATTGCAATCGCACTAAACGGTCCAGTAATGGAAATGAAGCAACTTGATCAAATCATTAATCAGTTGAAAATCGAAGAGGCTAAACAGGATGAGCTTGCTAATCAAGCGGATTTGGAAAACACTCCAGTAAATCCTAGCTAATTAAACAAAACGCCAATTATTCTCCAAAAGCCGCGACAGCGGCTTTTGTTGTTTAGTATAATAACCAATATGAACAATCAAGATTTTCAAGCAGTTGTAAATTTCATTGAAGAAATGAAAGCAACTTCATCAACCAACGATAAGAAATCAATACTTAAGAAGTATGACTCTCCAGTACTCCGAAAGTTATTTGAATATGTGTATTCTCCGTTCAAACAGTATCACGTCACTTCAGATAACCTAAAGAAGCGTCAGGATCTTAGTTTCGATAACTATGATAATCTATTCTCAATACTTGATGATCTGAATGAACGTCATGTGACTGGTCACTCTGCTATTCAAGCCGTGAATGGTTTTATTGCCAAGAATCAAGAATTCTCAGATGTGATCTATGATGTGATTGACCGAAATCTAAAGACCAGAGCAACCGCTACTCTAATTAACTCGGTAATGCCCGGAACGGTACCAACCTTTGATGTTGCGCTAGCTGAAAAATTTGACGGCAATGAAAAGAAGGTTGACTTTGACTCTGGTGAATGGTGGGCAAGTCGTAAGCTTGATGGAGTTCGGTGCATTACCGTAATTGATGAGCATGGCGAACCTAAATTCTATTCCAGAGCAGGTAATCAATTCTTGACCTTGGGTGTCTTGGCTGAGGACATTAAGAAACTTGGTTTACGTAGTAAAGTTTTGGACGGAGAAGTCTGTGTCATGAAGGAAGGAGGTCTTGAAGATTTCCAAGGTATAATTAAGGAAATTGGCCGTAAGGATCATACGATCGTTTCGCCTAAATATTACGTTTTTGATTTTCTTGAGCTTGAGGAATTTAGTGCTCAATCAGGTAACGTTTCACTTGCTGCAAGATTAATTATCCTAAATGCAGTAGTCACCGGGCTAGCCTATGCAGAACCGCTGGTTCAGATACAGGTTGAGAACAAGGAGCATTTTGAGGAATTGGTGGCTGATGCAACTCAAATGGGATACGAAGGGGTCATGATGCGTAAATCAGTTGGCTATGAAGGTAAGAGATCAAAGAACCTTTTGAAAGTCAAGAAAATGCACGATGCTGAATACGTAGTAATTGATCACGAAAGCGGAGTTAACCGAGTTATTGAAAACGGTCGTGAGATTGAAGAGGTGATGTTAAAGGCCGTAATTGTCGAGCACAAAGGCAATCAAGTTAGAGTCGGTTCAGGTTTCTCTCTTGACCAAAGAAGATTTTACCATCAAAACCCAGATGAAATTTTAGGTAAAACAATAACCGTCCAGTATTTTGAAGAAACGACCGATAAGCACGGAGAACACTCATTAAGATTTCCGGTAATAAAAGTAGTTCACGGACAGAAAAGAGAATTTTAATTAGACATGCATAAAAGAATAATACTAGTCGGCCGTGCCGCAAGTGGTAAAGACCACATCCGCAAAAAATTTGAAGCTCAAGGCTTTAGATACGCAGTCAGCTATACAACTCGTCCTCCCAGAGAAGGCGAAGTAGCTGGAGTTGATTACATCTTCATTTCTCCAGCAGAGGCTCAAGCAATGATCAAGAATGATGAGTTCTATGAGTACGTTGAGTTTAATGGTTGGCTCTATGGAACCTCAATTAGACAATTTGATGAGGACGATGTATTCATCATGACCCCGACCGGCCTAGCTCATGTCGATGAGGACTCTCGTAAAAGGTCATTCGTCATCTTCGTTGATATTGATGAAGAGGTTAGACGTGAGAGAATGGCGAGCCGTACCATGCCAGGAGATTCAGTCGATCGCAGAATTGAGGCAGATCGTAAGGACTTTGAGAATTTTACAAATTATAATATACGAATAACTAACCCAGACTTTTAATTACTATGGCATTTGAATTAACAGGAATAATCATTGAAATATTCCCAGCACAGACTTTTAACAAGGGCTTTCGCAAAAGAGAGTTCATTATTGAAACGGGAGATAAGTACCCACAAAAAATAGCTTTTGGACTTGTTCAAGACAAGTGTGACATGATTGACTCTTATGGAGTTGGCGATACTGTTGCAGTTTCGTTTGACGTTAAGGGTCGAGACTGGACAGACAAGTCAGGTCAAACCAAATACTTCAATACTTTGGAAGCCTATCGCATCAGCGGTCAACAACGCGCAGCAGTCAAGGGCAAGCAGATGGAAGAGGACGACGATGACGAAATTTTCCGTAGCTTAGGTATTGATACTACTAGTCCAAAGAAATCAACCGCAAAGGTTGATACGTCTTGGAGCGACGAGGACTTACCTTTTTAACTTTTAAAAAATATAAATTAAAAAATAAAAGTATGCGTTATGTTAGTATAGATATTGAGACTACTGGGCTTGATCCAGAGGCCTGTCAAATTTTACAGATTGGAGCAGTCATTGAAGACACGGCCGATCCCAAACCTCTAGCTGAGCTTCCTCAATTCATGTGCATACTTGAGCATGAGACCTATTCGGGCCAGCCGACTGCACTAACCATGAATGCATGGATCCTAAAGATCTTGTCAGGTATGGAAGGACTAGGCAAGGACGATCGTATTGAGTATCGTAAAGCCAACCGCATCATTCCAGCAGCGCTTGCTGCCAAACAATTTCAAATGTGGTTGATGGCAAACGGTTTTAAAATGGAATCTACTGGGCAAGTCAAGCTCAATGTGGCCGGTAAGAACTTTGCAACATTTGACAAGCTCTTTTTACAAAAGTTACCGAGCTGGGGCTCATGTATTCAAATGAGACAGCGTATCATTGATCCAGCCATTCTGTGCACGGATTGGGCAGAAGACGACGGTTTACCGAACTTAAATACGTGTTTGAAAAGATTCAACTTACCTGGAGAAGTTACTCATGATGCTTGTCAGGACGCACTTGATGTGATTCGAGTAATTCGTGCAGCAACTCATAATTACACTAGCTAGGCTGATATTCTTGGCCAGTTTTTTAGTAAATTAACTACATGATATCTAACAATGTAAGACTTGGCTATTGCTGTATTAACTTATCGCTAGCTGATCAAAAAATTACCGCTAATCGCGGTATGATAAAGCGGACCTTTCAGCAGAAGGGTCCGTTGTACTGTGGCGAGCTTGCTCATCAAAACGTCAAGGACATTCTTAAAATTCTAGAATGGAACTTAGCTAATGACATTTATGTGTATCGTATGTCAAGCGATATTTTTCCGTGGATGTCAGAGTACGAAATTCAACAGCTTCCTAATTTTTCCAATATTCTGCCAGACATGCAGGCAATTGGTCGATTTGCACTAGCTAATGGCATACGTATTTCAATGCATCCTGGCCAATTCGATGTTTTGCCGTCTCCGACTCAATCGGTGGTTACCAAAACAATCAAGGATTTGGATCAGCACTGCGAAATCATGGATCTTATGGGCTTGCCAACCCATGTTGGGTTTCCAATCAACATTCATGTTGGTGGTGCGTACGGCGATAAGGTCTCAGCTGCTCAACGTTTTTGCGAAAACTTTCAGTTGCTAAAGCCCAATACCAGGGCGAGGCTGGTCGTGGAAAACGATGACAAGGCTGCTCAATATTCAGCAGCCGATCTCTATCAAATGGTTTATCTAAAGATTGGTGTACCAATCACATTCGATTTCCATCATCACCGCTTCAACACTGGTGATCTTACCGAAGAAGCTGCTCTACGCCTAGCCCATACTACTTGGCACGGTCACAAGCCTCTCACTCATTACTCAAGTTGCAAGAAAACCTTTGAAGATGCATCAGTCATTGCACGTTCTCATGCTGACCATATTTACGAGAAAATAAATAACTATGGCTTGGCTATCGACATTGAGGTCGAGGCCAAGGCCAAGGATCTTGCGGTTCTCAAGTATCGTGAGCAATACTCAAGCCTGCTTGAAAACTACTTGGAATTTAATGATACAAGATTCTTAGAAATAGTTTAAAACTCGAATGTCAACTGAGACAACTCAAAACTGCGGGTGCGGCTCAAATAGCCCGGCCCCAAAGGCAACAGTCCTAAGCCGAATCATGGACAAGGTTTTTGTTAGTGAGGCTGAGAAGAACCGCCGTATGGAAATCTGTAAAGCTTGCGAACACTTTAGTCCAACACTAGCGCAATGCGGAGTATGCGGCTGCTTTCTTGAAGCCAAGACTCGACTTGTTGGCTTTCATTGTGCTCTACCTGATATTGGTGAGGAAGCGAAGTGGTAATAATAGGTAATCCTTTTTAGTAATTTTAGTATAATAACCCTATGAGCTTCAATAAGTATTACATGCCTGCGCCGGAAAACTTGGCTACCCTAATGAAAGAGAACGGTCCAACTCACACTGTCGCTAGAAAGATAGATGCACTAATTGGTAATTCAGTCAGCATTGAAATTTTCGATTTTGCATACGAAATGGTCAGAAAAAAGGAATCGGATGAATTTGCGCTTGATGCCCTAACTCAAAAATTTCCAGACTACTTTAATGCCAAGTCCAACTAGAGCCAAATACGTTCATCTGATAACTGCCAGAAATGGGGAAACTGAAACTCCAATCTGCGTTGCTGCAACCTTTCGTGGAGCATTTAAGATTGCCCTGTTTGAGCAAGCAATTTCATTCCCTAACCTTTCCGAAAGGGCCGCGTTGGGTATAATGAATCGGATGGGCCGAGTTTTTATCTGGGATTCAAAGCAATTTGAACACTTCGAAGAGGCACAGTGGTCGCCGGTCGGCAAACTGGCAATAATTCAAAAAATACCAGTAAAAAGATGAGTTTAGAAAAACATGTGGTTCTATGCGACTGTTATATGTCAGAACACCAATTCATTATAATTAAAGACACTGACAACCAAGACGTTTGGTTAGAAATTCACCTTAGTCCAACTCCAGGATTCCTCAAGAGATTATGGGCAGGTTTAAAATATGCATTTGGATACAGATCCAGATACGGAGACTTTGACTCCATCTTAATATCGCCGGAAGACCAGGCTTCAATCTGTCAATTATTACAAACATCTGAACAATAAAAAAGGGAGCATTTAGCTCCCTTTTCTTTATTCTATTAGTCCGAGTATCTTGGATTCTTGAACTGCTTCAAGTTGGCATGGCGAAATTCCTGTGCCGAATCGATTGAGCAATTTTTGTTCAGCCTCACCGACTGAACTTGCTTCAACCAAGTACTGTTCTCTAATTTTTTTGGTTTTACCGTTGTCGTCTTCCGACTCAAATCTTAATTTTGCTAAGTAATACATGTTTTGCGAATTTGACTATTATACTTGAAATTAGCGTTGAGTTCTTGACGGACGTAACGTAATTTTCTTTCCAGGTCTTGAATATTCGACTCTGCGAACTGCCTTATCTACCATTTCATTGTCTGGAATCTCATTATCCTTTGCGAACATTTCTTTTTTATTCATTTCCGAAACTTCATAAGATTTCCGTAATGAGTCAGCCTCGTCCGCGAAGTCCTGCGCAAGGTCCTCGCTAGCAGTATCGTTTATCTCAACCGTTAGGTCGTCCAATAGGTCCCTAACTCTAGTTGAGGTCTCGTATTTTTCAGAGTATGGATCGATCTCGGTTGGATTTTGCATGTATTGATTAGCAAGTTTAATTAACTCCTTTGCCATGGTGTGATAGAAACGATCTGATGTTAGGTCAGGTTTTTGATGAAAGTCATCAAACGCTTCTTCAAAGCTTTCAAATAGGGCAATGTAATTTTTCATTGATATTTGGTATAATTTTAGTAAAGTTATTTATCTTATGAAAAACATACATTTAATAGCAACAGATAAACCAAGTAGGTTATCCATTTTAAATAGCGGTAAATTAAACTTTGGTGCAGAAATAATGAGTTCATCTAACTCTAGACCACAAAATTTGTACATCACTAATGATGAAGAAATTAAAGAAGGTGATTATAGTTTTTATCCTCCTTTTGGAGTAAGCAAAAATATAATTATTGATGGAGAATTAGTTTTTCACATAGAAGCTAAAAATGGTAAAGGATTTTTTACTCAAAGAACTTATCAAACTTTAGACAGAAATAAAAAAATAATCCTAACAACAGACCAAGAGTTAATCAAAGATTGTGTACAACCTATTGATGATGAGTTTTTAGAATGGTTTGTAGAGAATCCAAGTTGTGAGGAGGTTGAGATAGAAAATTGGTACAACAAATACTTATCTTGTTGTAGGTCAAAAGAAGAGTGTTATTGTAATAAAAAAAGAATCATTATTCCACAAGAAGAACATCCTAATCAGATTAAGTGTTATTGTGGTCATAC